CCATGCAGTAACAAAGAACACGCTAATGCGTGAAACTGGCATGACCACAGGCGGCGTTTATCAGGGTATCGCAAAGTTGCGCGGGAAGGGTTACAAGATAAATGCAGTCTTTGGTAATGGTTCAAAAGCCCGTTACAAACTGGTTGCATAGTCTGAAAGCATAGTGTAACAATCATGGGGACGGGGCAGCTTGTCCCCTTTAACTTGTAACAAGGAAACAAACCAATGATTAAATCAACTCTTAATATCAACGAGAATAATTTCACTGAAGATGCTGCAAAGAAGCTTGTTGTGATGACCAGCACTGAACAGGCTTTTATCTTGTCAATGGTTGAATCTCTGGAATCACAGGCCAGCAGCTTAAAAGACTTCTTGCGGTTGTCCGGCTTTGATCATTATCACTTTGGCACAGATAATCCCCGCACGGTTGCAAGGCTGCAACTTACCTATAAGCCTGATAGCAGCGACTAACACCTTACCTTTTACCTCCCTTGACTCAACCCGCTTGGCTAGTCCGGCGGGTTCTTTTTTTGCCTGTTGTCTGAATGTGTCCCAGCGTGTTGAACTGGCGGGATAAATCGCGGGTTGGGTGTGGTGGTATTGCAGCGCAAATTCAACAACGATCTGTCAACATAAATAATTAAAGGGATGACAAATCATGCAACGCGGGCGGGTGTGCGGGCATGTTATCCCGTTAGGATATATGGCGGGGTTGTTTTTGGGTGCGATCCGGTGGGGTGTCGACCTTGGCAAAGGTCTTTGGGAAACGTAAAAAGATAAATAAATACAACGCGTGGGCGTACGCGAGGGCCACCCCACCCCCCCGGCATATGCTAGCAATGGCCCGACAGATTTTATGGCGTGTAGGTTATCGATATGACTAAAAAACAACTCCTTTGGGGGTACCCCTATGGGAGTATAGCGAGATTCCCCAAAAGAAACCCCCTACGCGCAGACGAAGGGGGTGGTATGGGTGTATTTCCCGGCAGGACTTAGTCCCATTGTACAGTCGATATGCGGTTTTGTCAAGAAAAAAGCCCCCCATCCTTCCATTTTTATTTTTATTGTTGACTTATAGGTATATAATCTGTATACTTTGGTTGTGGGGCTAGATTTATCTAGCACATCCCGACAATTTTCCTCTTGACTTGTACCAACAGGGCGATGTAGGCTAATTAATCGGTCCCACATTTCAAAAAACAAGGAAATACGACATGTTTGAAGCCCTGTTGTTGGTTTGCTTGTCGGTTTCCCCCGACACCTGCAGAGAATTATCTGATACAAAAGGCCCATATTCTACATTTGAACAGTGTAAAGTTCGTGTAGATGAAATGGCAGAGTTTACTGTATCAGCTAATCTATTTCAGTTAGAAATTAAATGGCAATGTAATGAACTTACTTCCTCAGACACAGAAAAAAAGGGAATTAACACCTCAACAGGCACAATTCCTAGAATTGCTATTTGAAAATGGCGGTCAGGTAACTGCCGCCGCTGTAGATGCAGGGTATTCCCGTGGGTCTGCCGCGTGGCTCAAGTCAACTTTAGCCGATGAGATCATTGAACGCACCAAAACCATCCTAGCTACCAACGCAATGAAGGCAGCTAACCGCGTGATCTCAACCATAGACAATCCCGCCCCAGAACGAGGTGACGAACTACGCCTCAAAGCCGCCGAATCACTCCTCAACCGTGTCGGTGTAGCAAAACAAGAACAAATCAACCACAATGTAACCGCAATACACGGAGTAGTCCTGCTACCCCCCAAGAAAGAGGTCGTGATCGATGGGAATGTTTGACAGAATGACAAGTATGTTCAACCCGGACAGCGTATTTTACAAAGAGGACGGAAGTTTGATTCCGTTGAACGATGCCCGTCGTATTATTTTACGACAGGCCACCGAAGCTGACATGGACGACATGGAAGGTGGAGAGTTCGCACGTAACAAACTAAAGCGACTAGGTTACAAGATGAAGGACATCCGTAACCAAACCCGCCCTGCAGCAAGCAGCGCAGAAAAAGACTAAGCGTATGGCTCAAGTCGCTACGAAGCGCACCTATCAGTTGTCTACAGCCGAACGTGCGCGAAGAGCAGCCCAGAAACGTTTACGTGACGCAAAGAAGAAAGCACAACAAGCCACAAAAAAGGCTGAGACAAAACGAAAGAAAGCTCGTGATCTTGAAAGCACTATTGGAAGAGTTGAGAAAGCTATCAAGGGAGCAGACACAGCAGTCATCGACATGGGAGATATCTCCGTTTTACCCTCGTCCGTTTCCGATCTTGTGGGGGATTCCGAAGTTGTATTCCAAGCTAATCCCGGACCTCAAGAGGAGTTTCTTTCGGCGGGTGAAAGAGACGTTCTTTACGGTGGAGCGGCTGGTGGCGGTAAATCGTTTGCTTTACTTGCTGATCCCCTACGGTATTGCCATAATGCCAATCATAGGGGTCTTCTTCTCCGGCGTACCCTCGACGAACTAACAGAACTGATAGACAAGTCACGCCAGCTTTACACAAAGGCGTTTCCCGGAGCAAAGTTCCGTGAATCAAAATCAACGTGGCACTTCCCATCAGGAGCCACGATATGGTTTACCTACCTAGACAGAGACAAGGACGTTACCCGATTTCAGGGACAGGCATTTAACTGGATAGGCATCGATGAGATTACCCAGTACCCCACACCGTATGTGTGGGACTATTTGCGTTCTAGGCTTCGTGCCACCGATCCTGAACTTCAAGAACATTTGTACATGCGATGCACAGCCAACCCCGGAGGTGTAGGTGGCTGGTGGGTCAAGAAGACATACATTGACGGTACTCCCGAAAACAAAGCATTCCCTGCTTTTGACATAGACACACGTAAAACGTTTGTTTGGCCTAGCGGTCACGAAAAGGCAGGTCAGCCGCTCTTCTTCCGAAAGTTTGTTCCAGCGCGGTTGACAGATAATCCCCACCTCATGGCTGACGGTCAATACGAGGCTATGTTGCGTTCGCTCCCAGATGTCGAACGGAAGAGACTTCTCGAAGGGGATTGGGATGTGGCAGAGGGAGCGGCCTTTCCTGAGTTTTCACGGACCAAGCACGTAGTCGAACCGTTTGAGTTGCCGACCAACTGGCCTCGCATACGAGCAGCCGACTACGGATACTCTGCACCATCCTGTGTTCTCTGGGGTGCAATTGACTGGGACAATAATATTTGGGTATACAGAGAATTATATGCAAAACACTTGACAGCAGAGCAATTAGCTGATAGAATACTAGAAGCGGAACAAATTGACCCGTTACCTCATTACACCGTACTCGATTCTTCCTGCTGGAATAAGACAGGCTTTGGCCCGTCTATTGCGGAAGTTATGATGAGACAGGGAGTACGTTGGACCCCTTCTGATCGTAATCGTATTCAGGGCAAGATGGAGATACATCGTCGTCTGGCAGATGATCCATACACAAAGGAACCACGAGTCCGTTTCTTTTCGACTTGCCAGAACATCGTGAAACAAGTGGCTGGTATACCTCTTTCCAAAACAAATAGCGAAGACGTAGATACCAAAGCTGAAGATCACGCATACGACGCTTTACGATACATGATGATGACACGAATGAGCGGGTACGCTTCAATACACAAACAACTAGGCGCAATCAAGAACCACGTCCACAAAGTTCAAGACGAAGTATTTGGATACTAAATGGCTGAGAAAAAAGACCCAAACCAGATCACCCTTCGTGAAGCAGCCGATGCTTACAACGCTCGTGGTGCAGGTAAAATTGCACGATTTGGTGCAAAGGGGACTTTAAAGCAGTACGGAGATATACCTCTCGTACAGGCGTTTACTCCAGATGAAAATGGTGTTCGTCTTATCGATACTATACTTGACAGTATGACAAGTCAAGGTGCAGCCAACTCTCTTCAGGATGATCTTCGTCTAATTTCAAAAGATGTAAACCGTAAAATATTTAACGCAGACCCTAACTCTCCGGCTTTAAATCTTCTTCCCGGCTTAGAAGCAGATGATCCTCAAACATTCAACATCTTTGGTGAGCGAGTATCAGCACCTAAACAAACTGAAATTGCAATTATAGCCCAAAACAAAAAGGGTTGGGGCGAGTTTATGCAGCAGTTAGATACTATTCGTCAAGGGGGCGGTGACGATGCTGTAATCGCTGATGCAATATATGTAAATTTACAAACTGGCTATCGTGCTGGAGCAGTTGCTGGTTTAACAGGCGCAGAATATAAAGTAGATCGTGGCACAGTAGAAATTACACCGCAAACAAAAGCTACCCCTGAACTTGAAAAACGAACTGGCGCACAAAAAGTTGGGGGTAAGCGCGGCAAAGCTATCCCACAAGACGTACCGTTAAACGAACAGGCACATGCCCGTCTTCAACAACGTTTAGCTGCAAATCAAGAGGATGCAGGGATACGTGCTTTTATAGAAAGTAAAATTAAAGCTGGTAAAGCTGCCCCCATATTTGTAATTAAGGGAAAGGGCAAGAACTATCGTCAGGTAGATACGACAGATATGTCAAGAGTTCTTTCTCGTATTAAAACTTCTACGCCTATCATCAAAGATAATATTACAAACAAAGAATTTAACACCCTTTTACCTGATGATCCCGCATATTCAGGAAAAGATAAGAAGGGTAAGTTTGGTTCTGCTCTTCTTCGTAACGTATTTGCAAATGTTGCAGCTTTTGAAGTAGAAATATCTGATAAGATGTTAGACTTTTTACAAGGGCGTAGTTTAACTTCTGGTGCGGAAACTAGGTCAAAAACAGCTAAATCAGGTTACTTAGTTCGTCCTCGTGGAACATTCTATCCGGGGGAACGTGATGCTGCACAGTCAGTCGGCAACTGGTTTGATCAAGTCGAAGGGGTAGATGTAACTAAACGATTCAATCCAGAAACACAAACTGTTCGTGCAGCACAATATAGTATTCCCGGAATGTTTGATCAGCCTGTATCACAAGCACCCATGCCAGCACCTGCTGCTCCTGTCGAATCTGCTGCTCCATCCAGCTATGCAGATTTTACTCAAGAAGACAGGGATGCACTCGCTAAAGCAGGTTTCAAGATAGATTTTTCTAAAATTGATAAAGGAAAAGCAGGTATAGCAGCGTTAATTACAACAGGTATTGCGTCGGCTGAAGACGCTGTTGCTGCTACAAAAGAATTTCTAGGTGAATCTGGACGAGACTTAGCAATAGAAGGCGCACTTTTGGCAGCTAAAGCTCCAACTGCACTTGCTAGTGCTGCTACATTTGCTCTTGATCCTGACTTGGGAGTTGGTATCTCACCATCTACCTTGCGACCTGAAGATAGAATGGAAGCAATAGCTATGAAAGATTCGGCTATGAGATTAAAGCCTGAAGCAAGACAGGATTTTATTCCTGCACCTGAAGTTGAAGAAGACAACTTCCTAACAATGCAACCATAACATAGGGGAGAGAAACCTATGCCAGATTATAATAAAGGTGCCGCTTACATAATGAACTCCGACAAGGAGTCTGTTGATG